ACAGGCACTTCGTGTCAGCTGGCGGATAGTGAAAGATTGGGTTGAAGCTCAGCTGGCGATCGTGGAGGCGCAATTGGCTGATATGGCGGAGGTGTTTTTGCCGTATGCAGTGACAAAGAATGGGAATACCCTGTATGAGTCGTTCAAAAGCGGGACTATGAAACTTCTAAATTAGAAAATATGAATAAAACCTTGAACACTTTAATTCCAGCAAAAACAAGCGCACCATCTCTAATAGTGAGATAGTAGGAGAATAAATGGCAACATATAATTTATTTATTTCAGGGGGCTTTAGCGATAATGCCCCTCGCTATAATAGATTGGTTGATACAAGTTTTCCAGTTATTCAACTGGATGTTACTGAAACATATACAATCACATTAAATAACAAGGTTACAAGTTTTCCTGTTGAATCACGGTCTAGTATTGCCGATCATATTTATAGTGAAAACATAAAGATTTCTTTTGAAGCAACTATTGGTCTGGCTGATCCTTATTATTCTGCTTATAGTAATTTGATTAAGGGTGACAAGTCTAATGTTATTAAAGCTAATCGCCCACAACAAGCATATGACCTTCTTAAGAAACTAAGGGATGAGAAGCTTCAAATTGATGTTTTAACAGAACAAGAGTTGTTTGAGGGTGTTGTTATAACTGACTTATCTGTTTCTAAAACTGCTGGTGATGACCAACTAAAATTCAGTATTGGATTAGAAAAGGTTAGATTTGTTGAAGTTGGTAAAACTGTCTTAGCTTCGTTAACCCCTGCTGCTACAAATAAAACAACTAAAGATCAAGCTGCAACTAAAAAGGCGGAGGGGTCCAAACCAAGTGGTGATACAGCAGAAGAAGAGAAAAGAGGGTACGGATATATAGGTGAAGATGCTGCAACTAAAGAAACTGAAGCAAGTAAAAACCATCCGAACTGGGTCAAAGAGAATATACTTCAACAAAAACCAACGGTTGATTAAGGATTTCATATGGCAATTACATATACTTTGCAAGATTTAGGGGATTATCCTTATAAATCTTTTCGATGCACATTTGATGGACAAGTTTATGAACTAACATGGCAATGGAATACTCGTTGCCAATACTGGACTTGTGCTGTTGGATATGTCGGGCAAGACCCGACTATTATTTACAAAGTCACAAGTTATTCAGATCCTATGGCTGTCTATGGATACAACACAGATTTGCCTGATGGTAAATTATTAGTTTATAGTTTTATTCAACCAGATAATCGTGTTACACAAGAGTCTATTGGTGAAAATAAAGTTCATAGTTTTTCTTATATTTCTCCAGCTTCTTAATAATATAACGAAAGTTATTTTACTACTTGATTTCTAAATAATTTTGTGATAAAATTAATGAACATGGCACATTAATATCATGTTAATGTGCCTTTCTTTTTAATGGAGCATTAGTGAGACAGTATGAATTAATTATTGGTGTTCCTATTGTTCTATCAGGCACAATCAATATGGATGATTATCTAAAAGATAATGAAGAAAATGCCTATAGAGTAACAGACCTGAACATAGATTTTGAAATAAGAAAAGATAACACACACCAGCCAAATAAAGGCTATATAACCCTTTATAACTTATCAGATGGTTTTGTAGAATATATTAACCAGAATGCAGGTAAGTCTTTAGCTGTTTTATTAAGAGCTGGATATACTGATACCGGAATGAATACATTATTCTCTGGTGAAGTCTCTTTCTTTGAAGATAACTGGGACAGTGATTTAATAACAAGAAAAACAAAGCTGACATTAGGTGATGGTGAACTTGCATTAAAGACTGCAACAACAGCCAGAAGCTATAGAACCAATACAAAATTAAATACTATTCTTGATGATTTAATTTCTGATTTAGCTTTACCTAAAGGGCAAATAATTAGATATTCGGATAATGATGTTCTGCCTTTCTCTAAGTCTTTTACTGGAACAGCATCAGAGAATCTAAGAAATCTTGCTAGTTCAACAGGAAGGACTTTTAGTGTCCAAGACAGTTCTGTTTATTTTACTGTCAGAGGAAAGGCACTTCCACAAAACATATTTATCCTTAATGAAAGTTCAGGATTGATTGGAATTCCAACACCAAGAACTATGTCTGCTAAACAAGAGTATATCCTTCAACAAAAGAAAGATAAAGCAAAGAAAGAAGAGCTCAAGAAGAAATATCAGAATAAAGAAGATGTTGGTTTAACTGTTAGCTGCCTTTTGAATGGTGCTGTTTTACCAGAAACAACAGTTTATCTTGATTCTATTTATCTTAAGGGTTTCTACAAAGCTGTTGAAGTTATTCACACAGGCTCTTATGAAGGTGATGGTGAAGGTAGCTGGACAACAGAAATGAAATTAGCAGAAGTCCAAGGCAAATTAGAATAAGGAGGCTATATGGCAGTTGCAAGCAGATTAGACCAAGTGCTTGAAATGTTTTTAGATAATTATATGCGCTCTGTTTATTCTATTCTTCCTTGTGAAGTTGTTGGTGTTAATTATGATATTCCAAGTGTTGACTGTAAGCCTTTAGTTTATGATGTCAATGATGAAGGGCAAACAGTTAAGATAGCAGAGATTAATGATGTTCCTTTATTTGTTTATTCAGGGCAGAAAGGAAAAGTTAAGATAACAATGCCTGTTGCTGTTGGTGACAGAGTTGCTGTTTTATTGAGTGATGCAGATACAAGCAATGTTATGATTAATCCAACTGGCGATCAACCTGTTGTGTTTATTAAACGTAATGATATGTATCCATTAATGGCTATTCCTTGCTTCTTTACTCCTGCTGCACCTAATTCTATATCTTCTACTGATATTGTTATTGAGAATAGTTCAGCTAAGGTTCAAGTTAAACCAGATGGTAATATTCTTGCCAATATGTGCAATATCACACCAGATGGGAATGTAATAACAAAGAATGGAACAAACTTAGATAGTTTTTATCAAGACTACACAACATTCAAAGCAGAGCATACTCATGGCGGTGTTGAGACTGGATCTGGAAATACAGGAGTTCCTAACTAATGGCAACTTCTTATTCAGATATTTTATTGACAGATGATGGAGATATTGATTTATCAACTGATTCAGTTATTTTTATTGATTCAAATCAATTGTCTCTTCGTCAAAGATTAAACATGAGATTTGCCGTCTGGCAAGGTGAATGGAAATATAATTCAACATTTGGAACACCATATAAGTCTTATGTTGGAAAGCCAACAACTAAATCAGCAATGGATGCTGAGATTAAAAGACAAATATTTAAAGAAACAGATGTGATAAGTATAAATAGCTTCTCGTCATCTTTAGATAGACAAGCAAGAACTTATACTTGTATTGCAGTTATTTCTACAAGAGAAGAAGATTCATTAACTTATTTTCTTAATATGAAAGATAGTTTTGAGTATATTTTACCAAATATAAATGAAACATGTGAAAAAATTAAAAAATCTTTGTATCTTACTTCTTTGCCTTACCTAATTTAATTGATACAGAAGATTCAACACAAATTTCTTTTGATATTTCTTATGGTTCAAATGACCAAATTATAGAATCTATTTAACATACAACGCACATAAAGTAGAAACCCACTCATTTGAGTGGGTTTCTTTCTATCTGTAAGCTATTTACTTTTTCTTAAAATTATGTTAAAATATTGATTAATCACTATATTTATATCAAACAAAATAATTAAAATAAATGCTAATGTTTAGCATTCTAAGGAGTAATACCTAAATGTCAACAGATTACTCTGATATCCTTTTAACAACAGATGGTGACATAGATTTAAGCTCAGATGATGCTGTATTTATATCTACTAATCTTGATTCGTTAAGACAAAGACTTAATATTCGTTTTGCCGTCTGGCAAGGTGAATGGAAATATAATGAACTCTTAGGAACACCTTACAGAGAATATATAGGTAAAGCTTTCAATAAATCAACAATAGATGCTGAAATAAAAAGACAAGCATTGTTAGAACCAGATGTTGAAAGATTAGATAATTTTAGTTCTGCTTTTGATAGAAACTCAAGACTATATTCATGTTCTTTTGAAGTTGAAACAAACGAAGAATCAATTTCTTATGGTCTTGTTCTTAAAGATTCTTTTGAATATGTTATACCTAATTATAATAACTCTTGTGAAAAGATTATAAGATACCAATATGTAACATCTCAACCTTATCCTGTTTTAACACAAGATTATACAAACAACCAGCTAAATATAATTAAAGGTATAATCAAAGAGCCAACTAAGGAAACAGAAGCTACACAGCTAATATTTAACATAAATTCAGGGACATTAAGGGATAGTCTACAACAATACACTTATGAAACAGAATACATGAATGCTTCTTCAGAAATACTA